ATGGCTAGCGAACGCAGTACTGATGTGCAGGCATTTATCGGGGAGCTGGACGGCGGCGTATTTGAAACCAAAATCGGCGCAGTTCTCAGTGAAGTCGCTTCCGGTGTGATGAACACGAAAACCAAAGGTAAGGTCTCACTCAACCTGGAAATCGAACCATTTGATGAGAACCGTGTGAAAATCAAACACAAACTCTCATATGATCGCCCGACTAACCGCGGGAATATTTCCGAAGAAGACACCACCGAAACACCGATGTATGTCAATCGCGGTGGTCGCCTGACTATTCTGCAGGAAGACCAGGGACAGTTACTGACTCTTGCCGGTGAACCTGACGGAAAACTCCGCGCAGCAGGTCGTTAATATCGTTTTTAATTAACTGATTATTTATCTCATCACTGAATATCTTTATATAGTGAGGACTTATTATGTCTCAGAACTTAGACGCAACCGCAATTAATCAAATCCATGCCCTTATTTCTGCTCAGGGTGTTAATGAAATTATCAGTAAGATTGGTGCCGATGCTGTGGCATTGCCTGAGAATTTCCGCATTCATGATCTGGAAAAATTTAATTTAAATCGCTTCCGTTTCCGTGGTGCGCTTTCCACTGCCAGCATCGATGACTTTACCCGTTATTCTAAAGATCTTGCAGATGAAGGCACCCGCTGCTTTATCGATGCTGATAATATGCGTGCCGTCAGTGTGCTTAACCTGGGTACTATTGATGAACCAGGTCACGCAGATAACACCGCCACTCTCAAACTGAAAAAGACAGCACCGTTCTCTGCTCTGTTGTCTGTTAATGGCGAGCGTAACTCCCAGAAATCACTGGCAGAATGGATTGAAGACTGGGCCGACTACCTTGTGGGCTTTGATGCTAATGGTGACACCATTCAGGCAACAAAAGCGGCTGCGGCGGTCCGTAAAATCACGATTGAAGCAAACCAGACCGCTGATTTTGAAGATAATGACTTCAGCGGCAAACGCTCCCTGATGGAGTCTGTCGAAGCGAAGACCAAAGATATTATGCCAGTGGCATTTGAATTTAAATGCGTTCCGTTTGAAGGTCTGAAAGAACGTCCATTTAAATTACGCCTCAGCATTATCACTGGCGATCGTCCTGTACTGGTTCTGCGCATTATTCAGCTGGAAGCGGTGCAGGAAGAAATGGCTAACGAATTTCGTGATCTGCTTGTTGAGAAATTCAAAGACAGCAAAGTCGAAACCTTTATTGGTACTTTCACCGCCTGATTTCATTACTGCAAATGCCCCTGCGGGGGCATTTATGGAAACGTAATTAACTCAATAATCACCGGATGGTGAGGGCTTCCTTTTACCAGAATTCAGCGCGGTGCAGCGCATATACGTGGAGAACAAAATGTCATTTATTAAAACTTTTTCCGGGAAGCATTTTTATTATGACAGGATAGATAAAGACGACATCGTGATTAACGATATCGCGGTTTCCCTTTCAAATATCTGTCGCTTTGCAGGACATCTTTCACACTTCTACAGCGTCGCCCAACATGCGGTGCTTTGCAGCCAACTGGTACCGCAGGAGTTTGCTTTCGAAGCGTTAATGCATGATGCAACAGAAGCGTATTGTCAGGACATCCCCGCGCCACTGAAACGCCTTCTTCCTGACTATAAACGGATGGAAGAAAAAATAGACGCCGTAATCCGTGAGAAATACGGGTTACCCCCGGTTATGAGCACGCCCGTGAAATATGCCGATCTTATCATGCTGGCAACCGAACGCCGCGATCTCGGGCTTGATGATGGCTCTTTCTGGCCTGTACTGGAAGGCATCCCGGCAACAGAGATGTTCAACGTGATTCCACTGTCGCCAGGCCATGCCTATGGGATGTTTATGGAACGTTTTAACGAGTTATCGGAGTTACGCAAATGCGCATGAATGTTTTCGAAATGGAAGGGTTTCTTCGCGGGAAATGTGTACCACGAGATTTAAAAGTTAACGAAACAAACGCTGAATATCTGGTGCGTAAATTTGCTGAAGCGGAGGCCAAGATTTCGGCTCTGTCCGAAGACCAGCAGAGAGCGATTGAGTCAATTAAGCAGGCTGATGCGGCTGTTAAGTTGGCACACGAGAAGTTTTCGGCGCTGGCGGCGGAGAATGAACTGGCTCGTAAGGCAGTTCAGGCATTCTGCGATGTTGTTGGCGACAACACCGAGGTTATCGCTGAGGTGGTTGGGCGAGATGGCGTTCTGGTTATTTTGGAGGCCATGAAGGCAACAGGAAATATGCCAGCCACCGATGCTTTTCTGGCTGAAGTACGGGCGCAGGGCGTGGAGATGCTGGCAAAAAATCATCAGAGTATCGTCAATGCACTTAAGGGAGATTCTTTATTTTCTGATGGTGAATACCGACATGCAGCTATTGTTTCCGCAGCTGTATATTTCGCTGCAGAGCTTCGCAAAGGAGGCAACCAGTGAGCAAGATTGATTATCAAAAGCTTCGTGAAATCGCTGAAAAAACAAAAATTGCTGGTGAAGCACCTGTAATGCCTTTCGATCAGCGAATTAATGCGCTTAACGATTTTATGAAGCACTTTTCGCCAGATATCGCGCTGGCATTGTTGGATGAACGGGAAAGAAACCAGCAATACATCAAACGCCGTGACCAGGAGAACGAGGATATTGCGCTTACGGTAGGGAAGCTGCGCGTTGAGCTGGAAGGCAAAGACAGCAAAATAGCCAATCTTACCGCCGAACGCGATGCTCTTCGTGAAGGTGAGATGGGCGACGCTAGGCATAGCAACACACGGGCCGCAGCTGATATCTACTTCCAACTGGTCGAGGAGTGCGAAATTCCTGCTGGCGGATCTCTGGTCGAGTACGTTGACGATATGCGCGAGAAGCTGGAAGCCGCAGAGAAGCGCATTGCAGAGTTAGAAAGTGGTTCTCAGGCACAAAAGTTAGTTGAAGCAATCATTGTTGCGATAGAAAACGAACAGGAAAGGCTTTTTGATGAAGATTACCTAATGGATTCGAAAGAATGCATTGACGTAATTCGTGAAGAAGTAAAGCGATGGAATGATTCCCGTGCCGCTGGCATTCGCATCAACGGAGGTGAGTAGTGCGTGTGGCATGTATCGGCTTGTTACCGTACCCGACTCGTTTTTGGGCTTCTGCGCTAATTGCAAAGCCACATGTCCTGATGGCTGACAACATCATCCCGGCACCAAAGCGCCGCCATACCGGTATTGCATCGGCACGACGAGCAGCAAAGAAACGCAGGAGAGCAAAACGATGAAAAACCGTAAAGCAAAGATTCTGTTAGTTCGTAGAAACGCTCCTGGCGTCTGGCAGTGGGTGAGACTCAGCAACCGACGGGTGGGGTTAATGAAACATTACGGGATGATGGATTGTGGTTTTTGCAAAAAGCCCAGCGCGGCGCAAAACCGCTGGAAAAACCACTTGCGTACTAAAGGAGAGTGATATGGCGTTAACACACCGCGAACTCTGTCAGATTGCGTATAAGTTCCTTAAGCGCAACGGGTTCAAGGTTTGTTTTCATGACCGCTTTATAGCTGTAACCAGTACCGGAGAACAGCCAGATGCTATGGGATTCAGAAATTCAGCATCATGCCTGATAGAGGCGAAGTGTTCTCGTGCTGACTTGTTGGCAGATAGAAAAAAGCGTTTCCGTAAAAATCCGTCTCTTGGAATGGGCGACTGGCGATTCTTTATTAGTGAGCCGGGAATTATTTCAGTTGAGGATTTACCAGCTGGCTGGGGATTACTTCACGTTGTTAACGGAAGAGTACGGAAAGTACATGGGTGGCCCAAGGGTAATTGCTGTTGGGGTAATCCTGACGATAAGCCATTTACTGGAAATAAGCAGGTTGAATGCGATTACATGTTATCTGCATTAAGGCGCATGGAGTTGAGAGGGCACCTTAATGAAATATATGACGGTGTAATTGTTAATAAGAAAGAAGGAAACGCAGCATGATCACTATTACCAAAGAACGCCTGCTGACAATCCAGCAGTGGCGCGAAACATACGGACCGGGTAGCAACGTTGTACTGCCAGCAGAAGAAGCGGAAGAACTGGCACGAATTGCACTGGTATCGCTGGAAGCAGAGCCTGTAAGCCAAACTTACAACTTGCCAGAATTAATCGAAGGCATGGAAGTTTCCATTGATGTAAGCACTTGTGATGCTGATTTAGGTAATCGCTATTTCGGTACCGTCACCGAGGCGTTAGAACTTGATACAGCCAAAAATGGTTACATCCTCCTAGTTCAGGACGCAGAGCCAAACTTCGATGTAAATGGCAACTATCCGGTAACTCCGGATAGCTGGATAAGCTGTAGTAAGCGAATGCCTGAGAAGCATCAGAATGTGCTTATTTCGGTGAATTTCGATAGCTCTCTGGTTGAGCCGCTAATATGTTCAGCACGCTATACCGGAAGCACATTTCGGCGCGGAGATGCAACGATTAAGCCGGGTAATGGTATTGAGCAAGCAACTCACTGGATGCCGCTACCGGAACCGCCGCTGGAGGTGAAGTGATGAACAACTTAATGATCGACCTTGAGACGATGGGGAAAAATAAGGATGCACCGATCGTTTCCATTGGCGCGGTGTTCTTCACTCCAGAAACCGGAGACATCGGACAAGAATTCTATACGGTTGTTAGCCTGGAAAGTGCTATGGAGCAAGGAGCTACACCTGACGGCGATACCATCCTGTGGTGGTTGAAACAAAGCCCTGAAGCACGAGCTGCAATCTGTATTGATGATACTTTGTCGATCAGCGATGCTCTCTCAGAACTAAATCATTTCATTAACCGGCACGCAGACAATACGAAATATTTAAAAGTCTGGGGTAACGGAGCCACCTTCGACAACGTAATTTTACGTGGAGCTTATGAGCGAGCAGGACAAATCTGCCCGTGGGCATACTGGAATGACCACGATGTACGCACGATCGTTACGCTTGGGCGTTCCATCGGATTCGACCCCAAAATGGACATGCCTTTCGATGGCGAACGGCACAACGCCCTGGCTGATGCCCGTCATCAGGCAAAATATGTTTCCGCTATCTGGCAGAAATTAATTCCTGCCACCAGCACAGAATTATGATTTTCCCGGGTGCAGCCGGTTTTGATGGAGAAAATTATGAACACCTTGTTTTTACTGATGGCTGAATTCAATACCCCAAACATTGAACTCTCAGCAGTTAGCCAAAAGTACTTTGGTATGAGTCCAGCCACGGCAGAAGCAAAAGCAAACGCTTGTAAGTTGCCCGTTCCAACATATCGCATCGGCACATCACAAAAAGCAAAACGTTGCATCAATATTCAGGATCTTGCGGAATACATAGACAAAAGGCGAGAAGAAGGGCGTGCTGAGTGGGAAAGGGTCAGAACCCATAAACAAAGGCTCATTTAAATAGAATATGAATAAACCCATCCAAAGATGGGTTTATTCATAATGTTGAAGAGCAGCGAGTATCAGTTTTTTATGCCGTTTAACCATAGTTTTAGATATCTCAACTGCACATCGAACTTGTCTCATACAATGATCTGTAATGCGACCTTTTAGCACGTCACCATATTGGATGGCTATTTTCTCTTTAATAATTTCAAGATCGAAAGCAGCATGAGCCTCAATGCAATTAACAAATGAGTCCCATTTAAGAAAATCATGGTCCTCTCTATTAATTTCGACCTGACAAGCCATAAGATCATTGTTTCTCTTAATAAATTCATTTATATCTGAATTTATTAGAAGAACTAAAAGAGGTTCACAGCAAACAACCACCATATACTTTACTTTAGGTGGGGTCGTAAAATCACAATGAAGATACAATACATCACCGGGTGATATACCTCTTTCACGACTAAAATTAGCCTTAAAATCAGGAGGGAAACAATCACCCAGCATAAGTATCAATATCCGTTCTTCAGATAATCCAGTATTAATTTGCTATTTTTTAGCTGTGCAACTATCGATTCCAAAGACATCTCACCATTGTGATCTGCCTGTTCCCATGCCGCGTCATGGCTCATGGTTCTGATAGCTTCAAAGGACATGTTTCCAAGCATCGCGATAGACTTATCAATACACTCTAAATCTGAGTCACTAAAAAAGTCTTCATCAGCTTCACGGCTCGGCACAATCGTCATACCTGATACAGAAAATGCTTTTCGCACAGAATCGACATCACAACCATTAGGAATGTAACGTCCATCTCCACGAGCAATTTTTATAATATCGTATGTGTTGCTTGCTACAGGCCCATCCTTCATAGCGTTATAGTGATCGCCCGTTATGAGGCGTCCAAAACTTTCAAGGTGAAACCTGTCAGCATAATAAAGAATTTTTCCGACATGATAGATATCTGGGATCGGTGCTTTAGAGGCGACGTACAGAATGGCCTCTAAAGCCTTTTCTGAATCAAACCTTACATTTAGCATCAATACACCCTTCATCCAAGCAACATCGTCAAGCTCTGGCAAATGCAA